CAACGATCAGAGGAGAGAGGCTGGACAGGGAGAGAAGGGCAGATTGCTATCCGTAGCGATTACGGAAGCTCAAACTGCTCAAATGTGGGCGGTCAAAGCGATCACTTGGAAATAAATTGTCCACAGATTTTTAAAGAGCAGCCAAAAAATAATTAAACCAGTTTAAATTTTTATAAAATTATGGAAGGAGATACACAAAATTGCGCTCAAACATCAGAAAGAAACTTAACCTATGGAGAAAAAGCCGTCGGATTGACTTTCAACCCGGGCGGAGATCCTCTCGTTTCAAAGGTTAAGGCTTTATACGCCGAAATCATTGATATTTGCAACGATCAGAGGAGAGAGGCTGGACAGGGAGAGAAGGGCAGATTGCTATCCGTAGCGATTACGGAAGCTCAAACTGCTCAAATGTGGGCGGTCAAAGCGATCACTTGGAAATAAATTGTCCACAGAGTTGCGAGCTGAAAGTCGCGGTATAATAAATCAGCTCGTTTAAAGGAGATGAGAAAAATGGACAAAGTTGGTTATTGCAAAGCCAATCCCGAGGTTGTGATCCAGCCTTGGATATTGGAACGATGTAAGAAAGACCACTGCAAGCACTACGGGGAGAGAGACGATGTTCAAAGGTAAGTGTCCGATATGCAAAAGGTTTTGCAACCAATTGACCAAACATCACAAATGGCGCCGCGCCGTTTGGGGCAAGAAGAAAAACGCGGATGTTATTTACATCTGCCGCAAGTGTCACGATGAGCTTGAAATAGCCATCACAAAGCAAGAGAACGATATTCTCCGAAGGTTCCCAGAGATCTATTTAGATACTTTGGACGAATTCTTAGAGAATGGAGTTCCAAATTATACAGTGGGGAGGCGAAGATAAACCTCCCCCATAATTTCTAAAAATAAAAATCGCCATGCCTAAAAAACTTTCTTTAGAAAATATCGTTATCGAATTAAAAGATCCATCGGGGAATATGGATATTAAAACTTTTAATGTCATTTCTGATCCTACTTTTTTCTATGCTTTGGCAGGAGGAAACAGCGGAAGCAGCGGAACAAATAAAGTCATTATTAGATACGGAGGAAAGGTTTTTGTTGAAGAGCCAAAACCATCCGGGATCAAAGAGAACAAACATCCTTTTGATCCTGATATATTGATAGATCCAATAAACGATAATATCCTCGAGCCATCGGAAAGACCGGAAGATCCGATGGACGGGAGCAACACGATCAAGGATCCGATCACGGTGACGGAAGAAGATATTGTCGCCTTTTTAAAGATGGTCAAAATAAAGATCGGGGATAAATATGTTCGGATCGAGAAGAGGGAAGACAGGGATGGAAAGAAAGAGCCGTCCTATAAAGATTGCGTCGATCCCCAAGACAGCATAGACGCCAGCAAGATAGAAATGGTCAATATGAGCGAAAAGGTTTTAAAATTAAGTAGGGAAAACATGGAATGCTTTTATGAGGATCTCGGGAACATGGTCAAAGGAGGAATGGGATGTGAAGAGATCCATTTCAAATCGTACGACACCGGAGAGATGTTTGTAATTAAAATTGTTTAACCCTATGGAAGACGGAATGAACAAAAGAAAATTCAACACCCCGGAAGGAGAGAAACAAGTCTTTTTCAAAACCGGAGAATTTACCGAAGAGGAAGAAAACGAGATATTGGATGGTTTCAGCAAGGACAGTTTCAAAGACTTGGAAAGAAAAAAAGAAATAATGAAAACAGTATGTAAAAAACCTATGTCAAAAGAATCACAATTCACAAACGGCGTAAATCCTCTTTGCCAAAATGACGGAGATTGGATGGCTTCGGACGAACAGTCTTCGGAGATGGAGGTCAACGACTTTCTTTATGCTCTGATCCGGATGATCAAGCCTAAGACAGTGGTGGAAACAGGCAGCTATCTTGGAGAGGGAACCATAGCGATAGCAAGAGGATTGGAAGCAAATGGTTTCGGAAGGTTATTTTCTTGCGATGTGATCGGCGACAGAGTGGAATTTGTTAATAAACAGCTCGCAGAAAGAAATTTATTCCTGGAAACCGCGCAGGTTATCCAATGCAAAGGGATCGATCTTATCAAACAGATAGGATCAACGATCGATTTCGCCTTCATCGATAGCAGCCCGGAAGGAAAGGTAAGAGGAGAAGAGATCTCCGCGCTGATACCGTACTTGAGACCATTGAAGATGTTCGCGCTGCACGATACGGCGCCGCAGCATGCACAGATCAGGGCAATGTCACAAAAGGTCGATCTTCCGAGCGTATATTTCAACACTCCCCGGGGATTAACTCTTTATATGAAAAAATAATGGCAAAAAGTTTTAACTGTCATTGCGGAGAGAGGAAAAAATTAGTTTATTACAGGAAATGGTTCGTCACTCAAAGGAACGAGAACACGTCAGCTTTTAACGGATACCATCCACAATATAGCAAATATTCCACGGTGGTTTGCTCTCAATGCTTAGGGAACGGAAGGACAAAAGCAAATTATGTCAAAATGTTAAAAGACGCTCCGGAAGATTGGTATAATAAATTCATAAAGAAAATATAAGATGACTGATCACGAATACGAAGTTGTAGAGCAAATGTTCGCGGAGGGAGGAGATTTTATCAAAGCTCTCGCGAGATGTTTACACCACGCGGACGATAATAATTTCTCAAAGCTAAAAGCTGCCTTTCCGGAATATTGGAAACAGTACGAGGAGATCGCGGCTCGAAGAAAGAAACATGCTTAGCAAAAAAGAAAAGCAAATGAACGAAGATAAGATTATCGCTGATACCTTGAATAACGGTTATAGATCGGAATATTTTGAAAGTACCGTGGACAAACTGGCGTGCGAGATAGCGCAGAACAAGCAAAAGATCTTGGATGATTTTTTCAAAGCATATTTAGCGCAAACAAATGCGAGTATCCAAATGCCATTCGATATGCGCAAGATAGAATTGGTCGAACAAAGAGGAATTAGAGAAACCACTTATTATTTCAGGATTAAAAGGGGGAGACCCAAAAAATCATGTCGAAAATAAAAGCAAGAATCGTCCTTGACAAAATGATGGGTAAGGGTGGAAAGCCTAAACCTATGGGAACCGCTATGATAGAGGCTGGTTATGGGAAGGGGTATGCCAAAAACCCAAAGAAATTTGAATCGACAAAAGACTGGCAAGAACTTTTGGACGAATATCTTCCGATCGATGTCTTAGCCGCTAAACATTTACAGCTCCTTCATTCATCCCAGATCCAAAACTTTATCTTCCCGACAGAGAAGGGCAAGAAGGCTATCAGCGACAAAGAAATAAAATTCATCGTTGAGAATATTCCCGGTTGCCGCCTTATTTATATCAAGCCCGAAAGAATGTTAGGCGGTAAAGTGGCTTATTTCCAGTCTCCGGATAATCGATCGCAGGATAGCGCTTTGGAGAAGGCATACAAGCTCCATGGCAAGTACGCTCCGGAGCAGATCGAGATAACCAAAAGGAAATATGCCAATCTAAGTGACGAGGAATTAGCTGAAAGGATCAAAAAGGCGCAAGCTAAATTATCAAAAAAAGATTAAAGGTGAGCCATAAACTTTGGCGGTTGCAAGGATTTATCTGGTAAAACAATGCGTAAAAGAGCCAGACTTTCCGCCAATCTCGGGGAAGTAGTTTAAGGCAAAACCAATGGCGACATTGAATGTTGGTGCAAGGCCAACCTTCTCCTCATAATTAACTAACTTAATCTAACACTTATGATAAAAGTAGGAGATATATTAAAAACAAAAAAACAAAGCTGGAGCCAAAAAGTTTTAGCAATTTGCGGAGATGTTTATGGAATATCTTATATTGATAAGTTTGATGATTTTGGGTGCTGGAAAACATTAAAAGAATTGGAAGAAAATTTCGACCTTCCCAAAGAAAAGTGGGAGCCGACAAAGTTTAAACAAAATTATTGGTTCATTGATTCTTGGGGAAAACCAGCAAATACTGTTTTCACCGCAGATAGCGATGAAAAAAGGGTAATGTTCGGCAACTGTTTCCAAACCAAAGCCGAAGCCGAACTCGCCAGAGATAAAATAAGAGAGGTGTTAAAGGGGGAATAAGGATATGAAGAAAGATAAATACGAAATCATAAAAGTAAAAGCAGAGATACACCCTGACGGAGATGTTTATATCCTAGTGGGCAAAACATTTAAACGTATAGGCAAGTTGGGAGAAAGCGACTTCGGAACAGTCCCAGACCCTTATTATCAGAAAATTAAAAAGTGGTTAAAACAATAACTAATTAACTTTAAAGAGGATCTGGATCCTTTTACAAAGGATTTTGTTCACGCGCACGAGTGCGGACATTATTATTCTCAAGGTCTTTCTGATGATGATCTCGAACTTATCGAGGGACAGGGAGATGTTCATCTCAATAAGGAGAAACTGGCAACGAGTTTCTACGCGCAGCAAATTTCTCCGGAGATAGTTTCTGATCAGGAGAGATCCTTTTGGAGCAATAATGATCTTTTCAAAGAGTATTTAATAAACATAATAATAAATCTTTTAAAAATATGGAGATTTTAAAGGCACACTACAAATTAAGCAAGCCAGTTTCTTCTTACAAAGAGATCTCGGCAGAAGCTAAAAAGATGATGAGGTTCGTCGAACGCGGCGCGCTTAAAGGGTTCTACAATAAAGCATTCGCGATAACTCACTCCGAAGTGAGCGAAACGCCGTATGCTTTTTTTGTTGTCGCGCCGGAGGTTATAGCAGAGAAGATGTTCAAGAGCCGGGTTATCATCAATCCGGAGATCATCGACGCGCCGGTGTATAAAAAAGAAGTGAAAACTTGGAACATCAATGGAGTAATGCAGGGGAAAAATATCCCCAATGCTATCGAGTACGATGAACCTTGCCTTTCTTTTCCATACCGGAAACCGAAGAGGATCGTTCGGTACGACAGCATAACCGTCCGATACCAAATCCCGGAACTGTTCGGAACCATCCTAAGGACGGTAGAAGAAGAGATCCACGGTATAGCCAGCCAGATCTTCCAGCACGAATACGATCACATCAAAGGCAAGAATATTTATTTCGAAAGCGATAATCCGGTAAAGTGGTGGGAGTTGATCGGCAAGTCGCGCCCGGTTTGCGGAGAAAGCCTTGATCAATTCGATCCTAAAGGTTTAACGCCGGCAAGAGAACATGCCACACTGAATATAACGACAGAAAGAGAAGATCAAGATGGATTAGATCGTTCAGACCCAAGAGATATAACCGTTAAGGAAATAAACGCCAATGAAATCACAGCCAAAGATTACGCTAAAAAATAATGACCCCAGAAAAGAGATCCGGGAAACGGAAGAGGAAAAACTCTTTAGATTAGAGCATGAACAATTTCGTTTCTACGAACCTAATGGGAAGTGCGAGGAATATATAAGAAAAGTTGGAGAGAACAATTTTATTGTTCTCTTTTCCGCTGCTAATGGTGTGGGAAAGACAGCGGCGTCGGCGAATATTGTCGCTCACTTGATATGGGGATCTGAAAGCAAAAATCCATATTTCGATTTTCCGATATTCAAGAACTTTCCTTATCCAAAAAAAGGAAGGATCGTTTCCGATCCAACTAATATCGGAAAGAACTTGATCCCTACCTTGAAAGAGTGGTTGCCGACAGGAAGGTACAAAGCCAGTAAAGCCGGAAAGCAATATGACAGCATTTGGAAGTCGGACAATGGATGGGAGTTTGACATTATGTCTTACGAGCAAGATCCGAAAGAGTTTGAATCTTCAACTCTTGGATGGGCTTGGTTCGATGAACCGCCTCCGGAAGCTATTTTTAAAGCGACCGTTTCTCGTATGAGGAAAGGCGGAATCATTTTTATTTCGGAGACGCCTCTGTACGCTGCTTGGCTTTACGATCACATCATTGCCAACCCGGACAAGGATCTCGCAGAGAAAGGACAGCGCGTATATATCGAGGCGGATGTTGAAGCTGCTTGTAAAGAACATGGTATCCGGGGTCATTTGAGACACTCGGATATTGAGAAGATGATCGCCGAATATAGCGAGGATGAAAAACAGGCGAGGATTTATGGAAAATTCCAGCACCTTGTCGGAATGAGGTTCAAACAATTCAACCGGAACATCCATATCGTCAGACCTTTCAAGATAGATCTGCGCAGTTTCAGCGTGTATGAAGCATTGGATCCTCATCCAAGAAACCCGGACGCGGTCAATTGGATCGCCGTGGACGCCAAAGGAAGGAAGTTTGTTGTCGATGAATTGTGGCTTAAATGCCAAGGAGGAACCGAAGAACTGGCGGAAAGGATCAAAAAGATAGCCCAAAATTACCGCATAGAGAGGCGTGTGATCGATCCAAGCGCATTCATCATCGATCAGCATACTAATCGCTCCCTACAATCAAGTTTGAGCGTGCTGGGGCTATCCTACATCGAAGCCAGCAAGAACCGTACGATGTCCGATCGCCGCATTGAGGACGCATTGACCTACCAGAAGATCGTCATCGGAGATCATGAGGAATTCATCAAGGCTCCGGAACTGTATATTTTCGACACTTGCCAGCGCACGATCTGGGAAATTGAACATTATCGATGGGATGAATGGGAATCAAAAGCGGCGGAAAAGAAAGATCGTAATGAAAAGACCGTCGATAAGGACGATCACACGGTAGAAAATATCGGGAGGATCCTGATCCAAGAACCGCAATTCATACCATATTCTTACCGAACAACCGAGATAGCGGATCATAATTACGATCCTTTCGACAGGTAAAAAGCCTGTGGATTGCTAAGGCGTTTGATAATTAAATTTGTGTTATAATAATTTCAAATCGCTATGAGAATTATTACTTTCAAGCCAGAAGATTATAAAGGTCATCCGGTCTATTATAGAAACTTCAAAGATCATTTCGAATACTTTACTATCGTCCGGGGGGAACTATATACGGCACACATCACCGTCAAGCCGACCTTGATCAATATGATCCTTTGCTGGATCGGGATAGAGAAGACGAATTATAGCGTCCAACAGCAAGGTAAAATTTTAAAAATACTCCGCAGACTGGCGGAGACAACCGTAGATTTTAAAAATAATAAAAAGTAAAAAAACACTCATGGCAAAACAAATCATCTCAAAAAACATATCATTCGAAGATTTTGACAAGGCGGTAATTGTTGCCAAATCTTTGATAGCGAAAGGAGGATTTAAAAACCTTAACTTCGGAGGTAATGTTATTATCGACGAGAAAGGAAAACAATCCCAAAGGTTCAACATCAGCTGGGAAGCCGAGGAAGAAATATAGTCCAAGTCGAAAACCAAAACCAACATTTAAAAACATAGTTAGGAAATCGCCAATTTCCAGACTATGCCAAAAAAGTCAAAAAAAGAAATCTTGATTGACGAAGAAGACATCGGACAAACCGACGATCGTCTTGTGAAGGCTGCCAAAGATATTGAGGAGTTCAGTTTCAAAACATTGATAGATCAGATCAACGCTGAATATCAATTGTCTTGGTGGTATATGAAGCCCAAAATGGACGAGTGGGCTGTCCGGTTAAAACTTTATAACAATCAGAAAAGAGACAAGGAAGCCATCGGCGATCCCTTGCTTTTTACCATCCATCAAACTATTCTCGCTTCGTTATATGAAGACAGATTATCTGTCGAGTTTTTGGGTAGAGAGGAGGGAGACGAAGAAACCGCGGAGAATTTGAACAGTCTCGCTGCCTATGATTATGACGAGATGGGAAAAGATGAAGTTGACTATGCGTGGGATTGGGACGCTTCTTTCTTTGGGAGAGGTCTTTTAATGGCTTTGGAATTCGACAGAAAAAAGAAATGCCTGTTCCCGGAGGTTATTGATCCGATGACTTGGCTTAGGGATCCTCGCGCCGCTTCGGTCAATGGAGACAAGAAAGGAAGGGGGGCGATGAGGTTTGGAGGAAGAGAGATCAGATTATCCATAAACGAAATGCGCAAAGCCGGGATCTACTTTGATTTTGAAAAATTAAAACCGGATGACACAGATATTACTTCTCTGATAGACGCCAATGTCCAAGCTCGAGCCGAAGCTCAAGGATTTACTGATGTTTCAAAGTTCGAAAATATTATCGGGGAGAACGCCGACAGCCGGGTTCTTGAATGGTTTACTCATTGGAGAGGGTATAAAGTGCTGGTATCTTTGGGAGACAATCGTAAAAAAATTATCCGGAAAACAGTTTTGGACAAAGACTATTTCCCGATCGTTGATCGTTCGATCTATCCGATCTCCCATGACTGGGATGGCGTTTCGATCCCTGACTTGGTAGAAGACAAACAGCGCGCCAGATCGGTATTGCAGAATTTGGGATTAGCCGGGGTCAAGATCGGTCTTCATCCAACTTATTTATATGACACTAATCGCGTAAAGAACCGCGGTAGTCTTAATGTTGACTTCAATAAACATGTTCCGGTTGATGGAGATCCGACAGGAGCCATTCAGATCATGCAGAGGCAGACCGTTAAAAATGAAGTGAGCTGGATATTGGATATTTTGGATACTGCCGCGCAGAAAGCGACAGCCACTCCGGACATCCAGCAAGGAGCCGCTTCTCAAGAGAAGAGGACAGCCACTGAATTGAATCTCGTTTCCTCAAAAGTTGATACCCGATACTCGTTATCGGCGAAGATCTTCGGTTGGTCGGAACGTACCTTTTGGAGATATTGGTACAACGGATATAAAGAAAACCTTGTTGATGGCATAGATGATAAGGTTATCAGGATCGCCGGCGCCATGGGATCCAAGTGGAGAAAATTGACCAGAGAGAACATCGTCGCCAACACTGATCCGGATATTAAGATCGAGAGCAAGGTTATCTCCGAGACCATAAAATTCAATGAATTGCAGAAATACAGGGCTTTCATCAAGGATGTGGTAGCCACCGATCCGCAGAATTCAAATATCAGGTTCGCTTTAAGGAAGATCGGAAGATTGTCCGGTTTTTCTAAAGATGAAGTCGAGCAGATCCTTCCTCCTAATGTTGATGAGATGACCGCCGAGACCGAAAATTTGAAACTGGACGCCGGAACCAGAGTGGACGTTCAGGTTTATGATGATGATTTTATTCACATGGAGATCCACAACAGGGCTGCCGACACTCCTGCCAAGTACGCGCACATTGAGGCGCATAAAAAAGCTATGATGTTGAAGAGAGTTAGACCGGAGTTAGATATGGCAAAGAACCGTCCGCAGAATCCGGAGGAAGCGGCGCAGGGAGTGGGATCTTCTTTGCCGATCATGAATAATCAACAAACTCCATCCGTTGTAACTGCTCCGAAATTATAATGACCAAGAAAACTAAGACAAAAGAAAAAGTGATGACAGTCCAATTCCCGAAGCCTCCGGCTCCGAGATCTACGTCCGGGATCATAAATTCTTTGATCTCATTGCAAACAACGGAAGGATGGCAGGTTATTACAGGGATACTGAATGACAACATTAAATTTTTGGAACAGGCGATCCTTGAGAGCCGGGATCCTTTGACGAAAGAAATGCTGACCGCAGAGCAGGTTGATCTTTTGAGAGTAAAGAGATCTTTGAATATTGATTTGAGAGACACGCCGCAGAATTATATCAAGGTATTGGAGAAGACAGACGAAGTTGATGAAGAGTACGATCCATATTTTAAAACGAATGAAGACATTAAGAGATCGGAAAGACCTTTGAAAACTAAATAAGTGTTCTTGTTAAAGCAGAAATTTGCGAAGTTCTGTTGAACCGCTTAACTGTGGAAGGGGCTTTGGCGATTTCCTACTTTACAGTCCGCGTTTATGATCCGTGAGTTGGAATCGACCCTGACTTATTGGTTCATTTGTCGGCAAAGTAGGCGGTTCAATTGAGCTTCGCAGCTCTGCCGGCGGAATTTCCGCCGTGTTAATTTCAGATCTATCAGGTTTTTCGGCATTATCCTGATGGTCTTGTACAAAAATTATGCCAGAAGAAAACAAAGAAGCCGCCGACCTTGAAAAAGGTGCAGGCGAGAACAGCGAAGCCGGTGCTGAAAAGAAACCGACGATACCTGAATCCGGAAGTGAGGACGCCGGATCCGGGGGAGACAAAGGAGGCGAAGGCGCCGGATCCTCATCAGAGGATAAAAGTGCCAAAGCCCCTGAAAAGAAAGATCCACAAGACGCGGAGGAAGATGAAGAGCCGCCGGTGAGAAGCCGTATCGACATCGCCAACCACATCATTAAACGCCAACAAAAGAGGATAGCAAAAATGGAAGCTAAACTCGAAGGAGGCGCTAATGATAATGAGGAAGGCGTAGAAGATCCGGAGATCGCGCCGGAAGATGAAGCTCTTATTTCCAAAGTTGTCGAAAAAAGACTTGCTCCGATCATGGAGAAGACAAGAGAAGCGGAGGATAACAAAGAGGTTACGGATTTCATATCCGCTAATCCAGACTTTGCTCCTTACGCAGCCAAAGCCAAAAAGTTTCTCGCACATCCTTCAAGACGGCACTTGCCAGTTGAAACCATCTTCTTTGAAGTGGCTGGTAAAGACCTTATCAAGATCGGTGCGGAGAGACAGCGCAAAGCGGACGAAACCGCCCGTGGAACGCAGACCGGAGGAGGATCCAATAGAGGGGTATCCAATGGTGAAAAAGGTGTTTGGGACTTGTCTCAACAGGAATTCGAAGCAAGACAAGAAGCAGTTCGAAGAGGAGGAAGATAAATAAATAACTTATAAAAATGCCGAAACATGATTATTACAAGAACACAAATTCCGGCAGAGGTGAACAATTTTTACAACCGCACTCTCTTGGAGAGAGCTGTTGCTTCTTTTGTGCATACTCGCTGGGCGCAAGTTAAAGACCTGCCTAAAAATGCAGGAACAAACACGATCAAATTCAGAAGGTATGGTAATTTGAGCGCTTCTACCACTCCTTTACAGGAAGGTATTACTCCGGTCGGAACTGCTCTTTCAGTGACTGATATAACCGCGACAGTCGCTCAATATGGCGATTACGTTACGGTTTCAGATATTGTCACTTACGAGAGCGAAGACGCGGAATTGATGATTGCCGCTGAACTCTTGGGAGAACAAGCCAGCGACACCATCGATCAGTTGACAAGGGATGTCCTTGCAGCTTGTACGAATGTTTATTATTCAGGAGCCGGAAACACTTCCAGAGCCGAGATTGCCGCCGGAGATATTATTGCCGACGCCAATATCGCAAGCGTTCTTTCTTTCTTAAAAAATGCCAATTGTAAAAAATTGACAAGGATGATCGAACCTTCCACCGGATACTCAACCGTTCCGTTGGCTGCCTCGTATGTTGGTATTCTCCATCCTGATATAACAGTCAAAGCAAAACTTTTGACCGGATGGGTAGATGTCCAGAAATATCCTTCTCAAACTGGCGTTATGCCGAATGAAGTTGGAGCAGTCGGAGAGATCCGTTTCGTAGAAACAACCAATGCAAAAAAGAGTGTAGGAGCTGGTACCGGAACTATCGATGTCTATGACACGATTATTTTTGGAGCCAATGCTTACGGTATTACTCGCGTCTCCGGTGAGGCTTTGAAGAATATCGTCAAACCTCTTGGAAGCGGTGGTTCTATGGATCCTTTGGATCAACGTGCCACATCAGGTTGGAAAGCAATCTTCGTTGCCAAGATCTTGAATGAGAACTTCATCACAAGAATCGTAAGCGCCAAAGTCTAACGCTTTTACGGAAGTCGCCCGCCAAAGCCAATTAAAAACTTTAATTAGGAAACATATAAAAAAATGAAAACAAAAGCAAAAAGCCCTTTAATGGAGACGGAAGAGATCCAGAAAAATACTCCTGTTGCCAATTCGGAATCGGAGACCGGAGTTCCAAATGCTCCTGTCGCCGTTCCTACGGTAACATCGAATATTAAGAAAGATCCCAACGTCATAGCCGCGGAAAACACGGAATTAACCAGAAAAAAGTTGGAAGCCGAAGAGCAGATCACTTTCTTCCTTCCTCCGGTAGAAGGAGAACCAAAGGGAACGAAAGAGGTTTGCGGTATCAATGGAGTTCAATACGAAGTTGAGAAAGGCATTCCGACAAAAATTCCAAGATCCATCGCGGAGATCCTTGCCAATAAATTTAAGATCCAGATGAGCGCTGGATCACAGGCAAGAGTTGACAGGGATCCGGAAGTCGAAAGAGCGTTGAACTAGAAATAACAAACCTTAGAAAAAACAAAACAAACATGGAAAAAAATTATGTAGAAAATTGTGTGTTGTCCAGCCCTGCACTTGCAATAGACAGTGCAAAAAAGACATACACAACTGGCGCTACTTTCCAAGCCAAAGCGGACGGACTTCTTTCGGCTCCGTTTACCGCACAGGATTGTCCGACACTCGTGGGAGTATTGCGAGAGGACGGAACTGTTGCCGGTGATTTAGCCGCAAAAGGAGTGAGAATATACACTCTTATTGGTGCTATCAGTTTAACGACAAGCGCTATTTCATTGCGTTGGATAGCCAACAACGAAGATAGTGATGTATTCACTCTCGGGAAAGTATCACAAATAGCCAAAGGAACACTCGCAAAAAACGAGTTTTATGTTGGTTATTGTGTTGTCCTTAACGGTGCTGCAACAGCTTGGGTTCCCGGAACTACGGATCTGGACGCTACAAGCGTGGATAGCTTCATCGTAAACCAGTTTGGGTTCGTGGGAGTATAAAATTAAGCAAAATCTATGACATTCCAACAATTCGCAACCTTAGTCCGATACTATACGAAAACCAATTCGACCACCTTCACGGACGCCGATATTTTAATCCTTGCGAACATCTTCAAAGATGACATCGCGGAATTGATCGGCAAAGAAGTGGGGGAGGATTATTTTGGTCTTCGTTTCGAGAGAGATCTTATTGCCGGTCAAAGGGAATATGATCTCCCGGCGGAACTGATGGGGAGGATGAAATATCTTCAAGCGAAGTTGAATGGCACAGATTGGGAAAAGTTATCGGAAACAGATCTGTCGATCTTCGGAAAACCAACAGATGAACCCACTATCCTTTTGGAATACGCGAACAAAGAACCGCGATTCGATCTTTGGGATAGTGGGATATTCATCCTTTCCGGAGTATCGATAATCGATGTTACGAATGGTTTGAAACTTTGGGCGATCATTTTCCCCAAAGATTTTCCAAACCTGACCAGCACCGAGGATATGTCAACCAATCCGGATGACTATTCCCACGGTTTTCCGCGCCAATTCCACGAACTATTGGCTCGCAGGATCTCCATTGCTTTCAAATCGAGCAAGGATCGCCCGATACCGCTTGCGGAAAAGGAAAGACTTTACGAGACGGATCTCGCGCTCCAAGTGCGGAACATGAAGGATCAAAATCTCGATAGGGATACCGTTCCTTCTCATCCGTACAATGACGGTAGTAATTATTAACAGAGAAAAAACAGATGACTAAAAAACCAATCGAGACTGCCGGGGGGGGAACTCCTCTCTATACAGCCAAGATCACGGACGCCAAGGAGGAGTTCATCATCTCGGACAACGCGAAGGTGATGGATATAACCTTTGACATCCTGAAAGATGGGAAGGTCGTTGCTGAAAGGAGATTGAATTTTCCGTTGGGAACAGCGGAAGAGGATATTACCCAACAGATCAAAGACTACCTAAAAATGTACGAAGGAGATTATGCCGGCGCGGAGAAAGCTGCCAAAGCAGCCGAAGTCAAAGAAGCGTCCGACAAAGTGTTAAATAGTTTGAAAGGTCGAGAATTATAAATTATAAACCATAAAAAAATAAATTTTAACTATGAACTTTTTTCTAAGCAAGCCCAAATTCGGGCTTCAAGAGAACGTAGAATACGTCTTGAAAAATGAGAGGGGAGAAGTCAAACCGATCTTTCAACCCAACAAATTGTTTGTTTGGCTGTTGAAGAGAGGAATTGTTTCTCCTACTTCCCAGATACCGGGATTATTCGGACGTTTTGCCGATAAGATGGTCTTGTCGAACTTGATCACCACGGCAGGCGTCGCCGGAATTGCGGCTCGTATAAACGGTTCGGGATCCCCGGATGCTTATACTTATATCGGCTTAGGCACCGGTACAACCGGAGCAGCTGACGCTAATACTCAACTCGAAGCGGAGATAACCACCGCTGGAGGAGAGAGAGCGAATGCAACGGCTTCTGTCGTCACAACCGATACCGCAGGAGATACCGCGCAATTGGTCAACACCTTTAGTTTCACTACTGGCGCCTCCTTTGCGATTACTGAAAGCGGCGTCTTGAACGCAGCTTCAACCGGTACCTTGCTGGCGAGGCAAGTATTCTCGGCGATCAACGTGGCTTCCGGAGATAGTCTCCAAGTCACTTGGAAATTTGACGTCGATACAGTCTAGGGATTGCCTTCCTATCCTGCCCTCCACCCGGAGGGCAGAGATAGGCAGGTAATAATTATTAAGAAAAAAATCGCCAAACATGGATAACATAGGAAACAAGAAAATTTTAATAGGGGTTCCTTGCGGATCCGGAATGCTATCGGCTTATGTCGTCGATGGTCTTTTTAAATTGATAAGACCTTGCCCAACCAGCTTGTTGATAATCGAAAGGCAGTCAGCGGACGCCGCCCGGAATTATATTTTGGAAATGGCTGTCCGAATGCAAGTGGATTATATTTTCTTTACCGATGATGATGGGGTATTGCCGGCGGATACGTTGGTTAAAATGATCGAGGACAATAAGGATATTGTCGCCGCGCCGATGATGACGCGCAGTCCAAGAGAGAACGGCAACCACGCCCTTTGCTGTTTCGAGAAGTTTGATTTTTACATAGGAGACGGAAGGACGATCAAAAAATATCGTTCGATCAAAGGTTTCGATACCTCTAAAGAATATCTGCACAAAGTAGACGCCGTCGGCGGCGCTTGCATGCTGATCAAGAAAGAAGCGTTCGAACCTTTGTTTATAAAACACAACGGAAGACCTTTCGAATTTATCAATGAAGTCCACACTACAAAGGAGCATGGAGTGACCTTGCGTAATATCAGCGAAGATATGTGTTTTTCGGAGAGAGCCAATGAAGAAGGTTTTGAAGTTTATGTCGATACCAGGATCCGTCCGGTTCATCTCGGGAAACCGAAATTTATCCGGTTCGAACAGGAAGGGGAGGATCTCCCTAAATTAAACGAGCCTTTGAAGGGCTGCATAACTTTATCGGAGAATTTAAAATAAATAAAATAACCTATGGCACGATACTGGAATCCAGCAGCAAACGCAAATTGGGGGGGACGCTAATGTTTGGGCGCTGACAAATGGTGGAGACCCAACAGGAGTAGCAGATAATGATACAGGAGCATCTGCGACTAATTCGATGATAGTAAATATTTTTTATAAATAATATGTATTGGTACGGAGAAAGCGGCAACTGGAGCGACTACACAAACCACTGGAGCAACAACAGCGGTAATTCTCCTGCGTCCCCAGCGTCAAATGCACCGACATCAACAGATGATGCCATTTTTGACGCAAATTCTGCGGCAGATAATTATGAAGTTACGGTTGATGCAACTGCAAATTGTAAAAATTTTACAATGAACAAGCCGACTGGTGTTGGCAAAAAAGTAACTTGGTCAGGGATTTCTGCGTTAAATATTTATGGTAATTTAAATTTGGCTGGGGGAACTGCAGAAATAACGATGAATTATGGCGGTTGGATAACGTTTATGGGAACGTCAGGAACAAAGACCATAGACATAAACGGATTATCACTTATATCAAATATCACCTTCGACGGTTCTGGTTCAACTTTTCAATTGGCTAGAAATTTTGAAACAGTTGGACAAACAATAACTTTTAGGGCTGGAACTTTTGATGCAAGCACTTATGACTTTACATTAAAGTCGTCAAATCCTATTTTAGCAATTACTACAACTCCTACTTTTTATAATTTAATCTTTAATGGTCCTAATTCTACCACGGGGACATTACAATTAAATGGTAATATTATAATAAGTAATAGTTTAACTGTGGCAGGAAACTCCGCAATAAAGCGTGTTTTAGTTAAATCAAATACTTTAGGCACAGCAAGAACTATCACAACTACTGGCGGTTCAGTCGCAGTTACTAACGCCGACTTCCAAGACATCACAGCAACAGGCGATGCTGGCGATTGGGACTTATCTGCCATAGCAGGTGGTTCTGGAGATTGCGGAGGGTGTACTGGTATCACATTTACCACCGCAGATGATTGGTATTGGCACGCTGACAGTGGAAGCATTTCAAATTACGCAAAATGGTACACCGCAACCAATGGTGGAGGTTCACAAATGGCTTCTACTAGGATTCCATTGCCGCAAGACCATCTAATTTTAGACGACAGTTCCATAGATAATGTTAGTCAAACAATTACTTTTGATCTTCCTCGTATTGGATCTGTTGATTTTGCTCCTTTAATAACAGCGAACGTAAGTTTATCAAAGAGTATCTATATTTTTGGTTCGTTAAGTTCAGAGAATGTGGGGACATTATCTGGCAATTATTCTTTTATATTTTCAGGAAGAAATAATTGCGATATAAACCAATATTACAATGGAACAAATGCTTTGTATAATGTTTCTGTTGAATTGCCAGGAGCAACTTTGACCTTGAAAGGAAATTTATACGTTACTAATAATACGACGGTAACAAACGGAACATTAAATTGTGTTGATGGTGAGAATAATTGGGCTATTTCTACTGGATTCGTTTCAGTTGCAAGTTCTGCAAATGCAACTCTCACCCTAGGATCGGCAACCCATTTAATTACAGGAACGATAGGAACAGTTTGGAATTTTGGCGCAAACGGAGTTCTCTCTGCCAATACTTCAACAATTAAATTAACAGGAGCTTTGACGGGAAATATAACTTTTGCTGGAGGGGGAAAAACTACTTATAATAACCTTTGGAATAATACTACGAATAATTATGTTTTGATTATATCTGGGTCTAATACTTTAGCTGGAAATTCACCATTTACAATAGATGCTGGCAGGGAGGTCAATTTTGCAAATTCTAGCAATACAACATTCAATGTCAGCCCAGCTTGGTTGGGGACTTCTGGTTCCCATATAGTGATACACAACGGTTCCGGCACAACTCACGCTACGCTTACCAAAGCAGGAGGTGGAGTTATTTCTGGCTGTGATTATATTGACGCTTCTTATTTGACGGGTAGTCCGTCGGCAACTTGGTATATCGGATCTAACTCGACGGTAAGCAATTGTACGGATATTTATGCTTCGACGTTGGTGGTGAAAATTCTGTCGGAAGTTGTTTCCGTTGTTTCCGTATTTTCAAATTTTCTGACAAGAGCAAGAATTTATACCCAACAATTGATCGTCGTTCCGACTTTGTCTAAAATTTCCACACTTTCGAAGATACTTTCGCAGGTTGTTTCGGTGGTATCTTCGAAGATATTTTCTTTTGGTAGAACTTTTCAAGAGGTTGTTTCGACAAACAGTATCTTTTCTAAAGTCTCCACTATTAAAAAGATCATTGTCGAAAGCGTTGTCGTCGCCAGTGTCGGATCGTTTGTTTTATCGCCGGTCAAAGTGTTATCGGAAACCATCAATGTATCGGATATATATTCGAGGATATCCAATGCGGTTAAGACTTTCACGGAATCGATTGTTATCGCCAGCAATATCTTATTCGGTGCGGCGCGTTCGTTCATCGAGAGGATCAATATCTACGGAATATTCTCCGGAGGATTGGCAGCCATCAAGGTTTTAGTTGATAATCTTGTTGTCAATTCGATCGGGAGTTTCGTTGGAACACTGGCGAAAACTTTGGTTGAGATAACGATCGTATCCGGATCGTTTGTTTTTGGTATCGCCAGACTATTTTTGGAAGTTGTTTTGGTCGCCTCATCGATCTTAAAACTGATAGGGAAGATATTTCTTGATGGAATCGCAATAATTGTCTTGCTGATCGCGAACGCCGGGAAGGTCTTGATCGAGAATCTGATAGTCGTTCCGGTCATGATCACTGTCTTGGTCGCTTACAAATTATTATCCGAGGTCGTGAAAATAACCGAATCGATCCTAAGATCCGGCGCGAGGATCTTCACGCAGTCTTTGTCGGTCAACGATCCGGACGCGGCACTTTTAAAAATAGTGAATGAGACATTATCAGAGATCGTTCAGGTTGTATCCGGATCAATAGTCTTTGCGGTGGGTATCGTTTTAAATCAAATTGTCAAAGTAGGTTCTAATACCATCAACGCCGGCGCGAGGATCTTCTCGCAGATCATAAAAATATCATCAGTTGCGATCGTTGTTCCGGCAAATATCCTTTTGGAAACGATCAATGTTTTAGGATCCATGGCGGAAAAAGTGATCGCTCGAACTCTTAACGAAACTATTTATTTTATCGACCATAGTATTAAATACTTCACGAGAGTTTTTACGGAAATATTTTCAGTGGTTGGGAATATGGTTGCACTGCCGGTTAAAATCTTTTTAGAGGTCATTTCCGCAGCGGATATTGCCGTTAGGTTTGCGGTTGGAAAGATATTCAAAGAAATTATCAAAATTTTAGGCAATACCATTGACATAACAACAAAGATATTTTCTGAAATATTATTGATTTCTGATATTTTATCTCATCGTGTCGCAAGAATTTTAAAAGAGATCATCTCTGTCGCGGATATAACCATCACTTTCTCAATTGCCAAAATATTTGTTCAGGCAATAAAAGTTTCCAGTAAAGTTGTTGACAGAACAACCAGAATATTTTCTGAATTGATTAAGGTTGGCTCTTCTGGGATATATCATGCCAATAAAATGCTCTTGGAGGTCGTTAAAGTCGTCGGGTTGATGGCTGGATGGTCTGTAGGGAAGATATTCGTACAGGGAGTTGCGTTATCCCCTTCTTTGTCTAAGACCTCTCCTAAGTCATTTAGCGAGGTTTTAAAGGTATCTGCTAACCTACTTTCAATGTCGTCAAGAATAATGATCGAAATTTTAATTTTATCCGGAATCTTCATTATTGGAACTATTTCTAAACTCTTAAAAGAAACAATCAATATCTCGATATCTTTCATTAAAATTTCTTATAAAATTTTCTCTCAAACCGTCAAATTTTCGGCTTCTTATCTTAATACTCAAATAAAATATCTCTCTGAAAATATTTCAGTTTCCGGAAATTTTATCTTGGGAACGATCTCCAAGCTGTTGAAGGAAACCGTTAAGGTGATCCAAAGTTATCGGTTCGCAATGGCAAGGATATTATCCCAAATAATAAAAGTTTCCAGTATCTTGATTAAAACACTTCCCGGAAGACTGATGGAAGAACTTATTAAGATCAATCTGGTTTTCGGGAAATTCAATATTACAAAGATATTCACGGAGAATGTTTCAATCGGATGGGCGAAGGTCAAATTAGTCCTTAATGGAATTCAGGTCGGTCTTTGGAAGAAGATCGCCCGGGTTACCAACGGAGTGTGGAGAAAAATAAGCCGTAACGATAATTAAAGCTATGCCGGAAACAGTCACTCAAAATTGCGGTGTCAGTGAAAAGAAAGTGGTCAATGTTATCACAGACCGCGCCCGATTGATATTCGAGGTATTTTTGGCTGGAACCGGTCTCATGCTTTGGGTCAGCGTGATGTTTTTCAGTCCTCTTAACGATGTGAAGGGAGATATAAAACTCATCCAAAAGGATATAAATACCATCCAAATCAATCATGAAGCCCATATAGAAAATGTTTATAAAGAATTGTCGGATCTGAAAATTAAAGAAAATGAAACGGATATCCGATTGGAAAAGCAAAACGAAACAATAATCAAACTTTTAACCATCTACGAAGAAAGCAAATGAACTCAATCATTTTCAAAGATCTTAATTTGGGAGGGTTGGCGGACAGCGCCTACCAAGGGCAAAAGAATTCCGTTGCTGCCATGGTCGGTTTTGACATACACTCGGAACCGGGGATCTTGAAAGTGAACCAAATATTGACCAAAGAAAGCGGATCCACCATTGACGATCTGGTCAAGGTTATCCTTCCTTGCTCTGATGGCAATACTTATCTATTCGGATCCACTAACGGAAAGATTTGGAAGCGGACAAGCGCCGGGGTTTATTCTTTATTAGTTACCGCCGCGCCAGCCGCCGGCAGCGTCGGGATCATCGACGCCAAAGAATATAAGGGATACATCTATTACTCAATGCAAAGTCGCCTTGGGAGGGTTGCCGTCGGCGCTCCAACGGATTGGTCTGGTAGGGATGACAATTGGGCAACATTTACGAATACAGACGCAGATTTTCATCCGATGACGGAGGTCAATCAGGTTCTTTATATCGGCGATCGTGATTATCTCGCGCAAGTGGACGATGGGGTTTTTTCCGCCATGGCAGTTGATATTTCCGTACCTCTACGGATAAAATCTTTGGGAAAAATTTCCACTGATATTCTACTTGGAACTTTCGTCAATGTTAATAAAGTTCTTACGGAGATCCTCCGATGGAATACTTGGTCGGACAGTTATAGTGTTTCCGACGAGATCCCGGAGATAGGCATAAACTGTTTTTTAAAAACGGATAATTACAATTTGGTCAATGCAGGAACCAAAGGGAATTTTTATTTATACAACGGATCCCAATTGGAAAACTACAAAAGGATCCCCGGGGATTGGTCGGGAGCTAAAGAAGCCTATGTCCATCCGAACGCCAGCGTGAATATGTTTGGAATGCCTTTGTTCGGTCTTTCAAACTATGCCAACAATCCGGCACTCCAAGGAGTTTATAGCCTCGGCGGATACGACAGGAACTATCCGAAGGTTCTTAATTTGGAATTCGTAATTTCTACCGGAGCGACAACGGGAATAGAGATCGGCGCGATCGAGATGGTCGGAACAACTCTTTTAGTGGCTTGGCGCAATGCCGCCGGCGATAAAGGTATCGACAAATTGGATACCACTTTGAAATTCGGTTCCGCTTATTTAGAAAGCAGGGTCATCAATATCCAAAGGAACGATGGAAAAGCGTTATCCGGGTATGTCGGGTACCGCAGTCTTCCAACCGGAACCAGCATAAAGATCTACTACAAATCAAACCACGCCGCCGATTATGTCGAAGGAACCACGATCGTCGATACGGACAGAAAGACGGTCTATCTGAAAGAAGCATTGCCGGCGTCGAATACGATCCAAATAAAAATTGAAGCCAACTCGTTGCTGAATGCGGCTCCGGAGATCGAGCTGGCAGAATTCAACTTCGAGTAAAATGGCAACAACACAAATCAAGACAATCGATCCGTTCACAAATATTCCCTTGGCGCCGATACCTTCGGCAACGAGTGAAAATTCAGGGAATACTTTCCTTTCCAATTTGAAAGAATTGGCTATTGGCGATGGATCAAATGTTTTTAAGGCTGATTCCAGCGGAATATTTTTGGGAGGAGAAACTTTTGCCACTGCTACTTTCAGCGTTGCAATGAATGGAACAGTGACCGCCAGTTCTTTTGTTTCTATCGGAGGCGTCTTCCGTTACGGAAAAACATCTTGGACGGACAATACTCACACCGGATACTATATGGGGATTGAAGGTCTTTATTTCGGAAAGGCGGCGGACGCCACTCTTTTTAAATTTGCAATGGGTACCGGGGTTTTAGAATATACAGGCAAGGTTGTAGCCGGCACAGGATCGGATCTCGGGGCTTCCTATATCACCGGCTCGATCACGGCTTCGCAGATCGGGTCTGTCAACGCCTCCGCTATCTCCGGATCGATAGTTGCTTCCCAGATAGGATCAGTCAACGCGACAACTATTTCAGGGTCTATTACCGCTTCCCAAATAGGAAGCGTGAATGCTACGTCCATCACTGGATCTATTACGGCAGGACAAATTACTTCGCTCACCGCCGGTCAGATAACCGGGTCTATTTCAGCTTCACAGATAGGGAGTGTCAATTCTTCGGCAATAACCGGGATGATATTGGCAGGGCAGATCACATCCATTGCAGCTTCGCAGATCACCGGGTCGATAACTTCATCTCAAATAGGATCCGTTGCGGCGACATCTATCACCGGAACGATCACGTCAGGACAAATTGGAAGTGTCACTGCCAGCTCTATTACAGGAACACTTTCAGCTTCTCAAATAAATTCGATCAATGCCACTCAAATCACGGGTACGATCACTGCCGCGCAAATTGGATCGGTAAATGCCACAGCGATCACAGGATCTATAACCTCCACACAAATAAGCAGTGTTGCTGCCTCTACGATCACAGGTTCAATTACAGCCGGACAGATAACCTCGATCGCTTCCACTCAAATCACCGGTTCGATCACTGCCGGGCAGATAAGTTCCATTACCGCCGGTCAGATCACCGGAGCCATTACAGCGACTTATCTTTCAGGCTCGATCATAGCTTCGCAGATCACCGGTAGCATTTCAGCCAGTCAGATTGGAAGTGTAAATGCTTCCGCGATCACTGGTTCGATAACATCGACACAGATCGGTTCTGTCGCGGCGACAACTATTTCAGGATCGATCACCGCCGGGCAGATCTCTTCTGTAAATGCCACCACTATCAACGGTGTTATCGTCTCTTCCCAATTGGCGGCTGGGATAATTGACGCCCTTTCTTTATTCGCAACAGATCTTCGTCCGATAAAACAAGTGAACGCATTACCTACTCTTCCGGACACAAATTATCCTGTCGGAGCGACCGTCTATCTAACCACAGATCAAAAATTATATCGCAATGCGGCAGGAACATGGAGCGCGAGCGCAGCTGCTTCGGACATTACCGGGACATTAACTGCTTCTCAAATAGGATCAGTAAATTCATCGGCTATCACCGGTTTGATTTTAGCGGCTCAAATAAATTCGATTACAGCTACGCAAATCACAGGATCGATCCAAGCGGCACAGATCAATACTATTGCCGCAACTCAAATAACTGGAACATTGACTGCCGCGCAAATCGGGTCGGTTAATGCGAGCGCCATCACTGGATCTATTGTCTCTACGCAGATCGGGAGTGTTTCTGCTTCTACGATCACCGGCTCGATCACGGCTTCGCAGATCACTTCTTTGGCGGCAACACAGATTACCGGAACATTAACCGCAACTCAAATTGCCTCGGTCAATGCGTCGGCAATCACAGGTACGATCACAAGTTCACAGATAGGATCTGTTTCAGCAACGACTATTACCGGAACGATAACCTCTAGCCAAATATCATCAGTTTTGGCTTCGACGATCACTGGTTCGATCACCTCTGATCAAATTACTTCCGTCAATGCGAGTGCTATATCGGGATCTATTTCGTCCGATCATATCACCTCCGTTAATTCTTCGGCTCTTAATGGATCAATTTCGGCAGCGTTGATCACCTCTGTCAATTCTTCCGCTCTTACAGGAGCAATTTCTGCGTCGTTAATCACATCGATCAATTCATCGGCGATTAGTGCTGGATCCATCACGGCAACACAGATCGGGAGTGTCAATGCGACAACGATAACGATCGGATCTATGAGCGGAGATCGGATAGTCAGTATGTCAGCAAGCAAATTGACCGCAGGAACGATCAATGCCAGCGTCATCACCGTTACAAATTTGAATGCCAGCAATATCACTTCCGGAAACTTACTTGTCGGCGGAGGCAGTCAGCCGGCTTATATCAGATTATCGAGCAGCGGTTCCGGAGATACCGGATTTTTGAGATGGATCAGCGGAGGAAAAATTTGGGAAGACGCCAGTGGATACATGGGATACACTTCCGCCGGAGAAAGACATTATTTTTATACCGGATCCACGCTCTATGCGCTTTTTCAGAGATACGCCCAAGCAACATTTTACAGCGGAATAAGTTGTCAGGGAGGAGCTTTTAACTGCGGTATTCCTAATGGAGTTTCTCAAGAGGCTCGGTTTACCGCTGGCGTGTTCTTCGATGGAACATCAGCAAGAACCCAATATATGATCGGAGGAAGTGGAATATTATATTACGGATCAGCTTCCGGTCATTATTTTCAGATGGGAGGAGTGACTAAATGCACTTTGGGAAATAACATTTGGACGGCAGGAAATATTTATGCGGATGGAACAAAATATTTTAATATCCCACATCCGGACGGATCGAATAGGCGTTTGCAATATGCCGCGCAAGAAAGTCCTGATGTTGTTTTAAGATTCAGGGGGATCGGGAAGATCCGCGCCGACGGCATTTCGGAGATCATTCCAGAAAAGCATTTCATCCTTGTTACCGAACCGGATGGCGCAACCACGGTCAATCTAACCGCTATGGAAAATGATCAAGGTCTCTTTGTCAGCCAAATCATTAAGAACGAAAAGATCATCGTGAAAGGGAAACCTTCGTCGTCTTTTATGTACGAAATATTGGCTATCCGCAAGGGATATTTAAACAACCCTGTTGAAATATCAAATATAAAAAATACTTAAAAAATGTTAATATAAACAAAACTTTTATGGCAATAGATCTATCAAATTCAAACACTGCGGATAAGAAATTAGTTCAAGATCCTGCGACAACAACAGGGAGCAAATATAATTTGTATTCCTCGCCACCTTCTAATTCTTCGAACTATACCATTAAGCCCGGCGACACTCTTTCACAGATCGCCGCTTCTTCCGGTACCACCGTTGCCGAAATAATGAAGATCAACCCATCGATCACTAATGCAAACCTGATCATAGCCGGAAAATCTTTGGTTTTACCTGGACAATCCGGATCGAAAGACTATTCCGCCATAAATAGTCTTGAGGAAGCCAATGCAGCCATCAATGCCGATCAAGCCAAAAATATGGATGAGAAGACTGCCACCGGAGAGCCGGCAGTCAGATCTTCGATAACGAACGCGATGGACGAGATCGAGAAGACAGTCGCTCCGGAGACTGCTAAACCAACCGATCCAAACTATACCGGTGCCTTGGAAGGATACAGATCCCAATATGGCGTCACTGATCTTGAAGCTGAATTAAACGCATTGCGCGCCGATGAAGCTGATCTCAAGGCGATCAAGACTACGAGGACAAATGCCGAACGCCGGAAGACCGTCGCCCAAAATGTGATCGAAGGAAAAGTTTCCGAAACGGAACGGCAGGAAAACGAGAGATTGGTCGCTGTTCAAGATCAGATCAATTCGGTCAACAACCAACTCACTACCAAATACAATGTCATTGATACCTTGATGAAGACGAAACAAATGGATTATGCGGCTTCCGTGGATCTATACGATAAGGAATTATCGAACAATATCTCCATGTTCAATGCCGCCAAGGGAATTGACGAAGCAAATAAATCCGATCTCGAAAGAGAAAAAGATGACGCCCGGGCGAACGCGCAGATCGTTATAAATTCCATGACAGAAAGAGGAGTTTCTTACGGAGATCTTTCCGCAGGAGAACAATCAAACCTTACCAAACTCGGGGTGCAATCCGGATTGGGAGCAGATTTTTTCAGCAATATTATGAAAGCCGGAGGAAACAAACCGATCCTTACCACGATCACCGGAAGCGACGACACGGAAGTCACGATCATCTATAAAGACGGAACAACCAAAAAAGTTAAGACCGGTTTAACGCCGAAGGTCAGTACTGCCACACCTCCGGAAGATAAGACCGCAGCTGAAACTCAAAAAATGATCGAATCGATCTCTTCTTATTCAGACGAACTTGACGGTTTAATGCAGAGCAAAGATCCTAACAAGCATATAAATTGGGCTACGGCTTGGAACAGGATGAAGAAAAGGTACCCGGATCTAACCAACGAGAAGATCGATGAATTTTTAGGACTTGAATATAGGGATAAATATAGTAAATAAAATTTAATTTTTAACCTATGGCAATTGATTGGAACAAGATCAACGGATCCTCGGGAAACGGTTCTCCTTCTGAACCAAAAAAATCAGGAGTTGACTGGGACAAGATCAACAAATCTTCTTCCTCTCAACAATCTTCTCCGGCGAAATCCGTGGTTCCTGATGTTTGGAAGCAACCTTCTCATGGAGTGAACGGATCCCAACCGGTTATGAGAGCAGCTGGATCCACTCCATCAACACCGGCTCCGGAAGTTAAAAAAGAAGAAGGTTTTTTTACCAAGGCTTTGAAGTTTGTTTTGCCAAAAAGCGCGGAAGATTATTTTGGATTGAATGAAAATCCGATAAAAGAAGAGATCAAGAAAAGTTATGAAGAGGCTTATGCCGTAGAGGATACTCGAAGATTGATGGAAGATGTAAATGCCGGGGGAGGTAAACTTTCCAAAAAAACAGCAGGAGAGGTTTTAAAAGAGACATCTCCGGAAAAGTTAATGCCATTCGCTTCATCGATACCGGACATAGTAAGTGCCGTCCAACTTTATCAATCTGTCAAAAGGGCGGAGAAAGGAGAAGAGACCGCTGTCGATATTTATAGGATGGCTAAAGCCAAGGCTGAAATGGAAAGAGATAGCACTTTTGGCGCAAAGGTTACATCTATCTTGACCGGTCTTCCTTCTTTTGGAGGAGAATTATTGGCGACTGGCGGAGTTTTTACCGCCGGGAAAAAAGCGACAGAAACCGCATTGACTAAAGCGCTAGGTAAATATTCCACTACAAAAGCCGGAAGTCTTGCGGTGAAAGGAACAGGAACTCTTGTCGGAGGAACTTTACAGACAATCCCTGCCGGATTGACGAGGATCCCTGCCGGCACGATCCAGAATATGATCCCGGATTATAGTTTTAGCCAGGGAGAGATGGGAAGTCTCGAACCAATTATGCAAGGAGGGGGAGACGATCTTTGGACTGCCGCTAAAAAATCTTTAGCAAGCCAATGGGTCGAGACCGTTACGGAACACAGTGGAGGAATGTTTACCGAAGCATTGGCTCCGGTCAAAAATCAATTGATGAAGATCGGAATATTGAAAGCATTTTTGAAAGTGAACCCGACCGCCAAGTCAACAGACTTCATGAAATTGGTGAAGAGCGCAGGATGGAACGGAGTTTTGGAAGAGATGGGGGAAGAGAGAGTGGCTGATGTCGCCTATGGTATTTTGACCCAAGCCGGATTGAGCGATCAAGGTTTCCAGATCCCAACTCCGGAACAGCTCGCCGTCGAACTTGTGGCGTTCTCCGTACCAGGCGCGATGATCAATATCACCAATAAGGCGTTGTCGGGAGAATCGAGTTTCAAGACGGAAGGAACAACCGCCGCTAAACCTATTACCGAAGCGGAGAATATCATCGCGGCGAGAGATCTCTTGACCGTCGCCAAAAACGGAGAGGGATTAAGCAGCGATCAAGTCTCGATCTTGAACAATACTTTAAACGAATACCAAGATATTGTTTCCGAAAATGTTTTGGAGGTTCCGGGCGCGGATGAAAATTCACTTTCCACGGTTAAAGTGATCCAATATCCGGACGGAAAATGGGGGTATTCCTATGACATCAACACATCGGAAAACGGTATCAACGCCGGATTTTTAACCAATAAATTAACCGCGACAAAGGAAGAAGCGATCGCCGCAGCCAAAGCGGATATTTTGGATTATGTGAACAAAGAGATCGTGAATGTCTCCGACCAGTCCAAGGCGGAGTTCCAGAAGATCGCGCAGACTTTCAACGAGACCAAACTGGAAGAGAAGAAACCGGCGGAAGCGGCGAAGGAATTGACCTCCGAGGAGAAGACTTCCGATTTAGAGGAGGAACTTATCGGAGAGATCCAAACATGGATGGTCTCCGGTCATTCGGAAGAAAAAATAGCGAAGATGAAGAAGAGGGCTGAAAACAATCCTAAGATGAGAGTTGCTTTAGCGAACGCCATAGCAGAGGCGACGATTCGATATGAAAAATTTCAGAAGGAACGGAAAATAGATATTGCCGTTAGAGAAAAGATCGCAAAGAAAAAAGAGGAGATTAAGACAAAAAAGAAACCCGAGGCAAAAGAAGACAGAGAGCAGAAAATAAGAGATGAAATTGCGAAAAATTTTGATGTCAGGGGAGGAGATGACATAACCGAAATAGTACGAGCAACGATGGATTTTGATAATAGGATCGCTACCGGTCATACACCTAAAGAGGCTTTATCAAAAGTTGAAACTTCTTATGGGGAATCATTGGCTAATAGTGTTCGACAATTAAGGATACCAGATGAATTATCGGCTCCAAAAAAAGAACCGAAACATGTCCTGCCGAGTACGAAAAAAGAACCTCCAAAAACTCGTTTTATTTTGCCTCTTAAAGAAAAGTTTTTTGAGCAACAAAAGAAAATAGCAAAAAAATTGGATAAAGAAATACAAAAATCTCGTTTTGTAAAACCTATGCAAAAGGTTGGGAAGACCGTTCCGGCGCAGGAGACCGCTGCCAAGATCCTTCTTAGGAAGCCGGAATTGCCCATCCTAAGCGAGATGAAGGTCAAAGACGGTAAATTGACCGCAACGAACCTTGAAATGGCTCTCACGCTAAATACAGAACTTCTAGACGGCATGTACAAGATGATTGGCAAGGACGCGGTTAAAACAGATACCGATCCGGCGGAATTTCCGAATATCCCGGAGGTCAAAGAGGCACCGTCCGCGAATATTTCTATTCCTTTGTTCGCTGCAAAACTGAAAGAAGCGATCCTTTCGATCGATAGGGGAACTAAAACGTATCGTCAGGAACTTACAGGAATTTATCTTAAAGGATCGAAGGACGGTTTGCTCACGATCGCCTCGACAGATAGCTATCGTCTTTATTCCCAACAGATCCCGGCGAAAATAACCAAGGATTTTGAGATGATCTTGGGATCTCCGGAGAATATCTCCAAAGTATTGGAAGCGATCGGAGACACGGCGGATCTTTCCATCCGCGCCGATGAACACCAGATCAAATTATCCGGCAAGAACGGAGATCTTATCGCGCGCACGATCGATGGAGAGTATCCGAAGTACAAAGAGATCTTCCCGGAATATACCAAGCGGTATTCTTTCGACAAGAAAAGTTTGTTGACATCTCTCAAAACTCTTAAACCTTACGGCGTTTTAGTTGACATTGCTTATGGGAAAGGAGAAATGACGCTCAAAACAGAAAACAAAGAAAACAAGACCAGCAAAGAGATCGTCTTAAAAACATCTTTGAAGGAAGTGAAGGAAGGATCGCAGACGATCAATAACGGAGTTCTCTTAATGCCGACGATGGACGCCGGTTTCAATACAAAATATTTAATCGACGCTGTCAACGCGATGGAGAACGACCAGATCTATATTTATCAGAACGCGGATCGGAATTCTCCGGCATTTTTCAGCAACGAAGAAACCCTGAAAACCGATAAAAAAACAGAGACCAAACCGGAGACGGAGGCGGAACAGAGGTATAAGATCCTCGAGCCGGCATTGACCACAAAGATCGTCAAAGATCTCGAAGGAAAAGAGACTGTTTCCAAACAATACATTTTGGACGCCACGAACCGACCGGAGATCCGCCAAAGGGAAAAGGATATTATCAGGGAGGTTGCCGCACAATTTGGAGACAAGATAAATGTCAAAGACTTTTCCGAAAGAGTGAAGGCGGAATTGTTGCCATTGAAAATGACAAACGCAGGAGAACGGTACGAATTTGTTTCTTTGCCG